AACCCCAAGTGTTTAGCTCTAACAATGTTGGAGCTCCAAAAATACTAGCTAGAGTAGATTGCGCAGGATTAGATACTAATTCACCATTGGACAAAGTTGCACCTGTTTGATTACTAAACGCATACGCTCTTCTTTCTGCATAGATAGTTTGAGCTTGTGTAAGTCCTCCCGCATTTGTGCCGCTAAAGCTACTAGAACCCATGTCTAAACCAGCTTCATTAAAATAATTGTAAGGCATTGTTGCAGCTATTATTCCCTGGTTGTCTAATGGCCTAGATGTAACTAAAATAAATTCTTGCAGTATGTCAAAATTGTTGCCATTTTGATGAGAGCCAAATGGTGTTTGACAGGTTCTTTGTACCGACACTTCAGTTGGTTGCATAACTTCATTATTTTTAGTCATAAAGCTTAGGTCTAACCTTACAAATTGAATAAAAGACCCAGCAGCTAAACCACTTGCATCTGTACGAAGTAATTGACTAGTTCCACTTTCACCAAAAGTAGCTGTATTGCCAACTGTACCATCAGGCATTAGCTCTCCTGTAGCTCTTAGTATGTTTAAGCTTACAGGACCAAAGTCCACGTCAATTAAACGAGTGTCTTTGTCTATCTTTAATGCCATGTTATTCACTTTCTCCTAGTACGTTTGAAGGCTTTTGACATTTTGGCGAGGTCAAGTCGTCCCTTTCTAGGTCCACTCTTAAACTTAATTTGGTTCTTCTTTTGCCCCATATACTTCTGCCAAGCAGATTTGGTACGCTTCTTAGCAGACTTAGTAGCAGACTTAACAACTTGAGCACCGGCCTTCTTAGCTTGTCTTCTACCCTCTGCTTTAGCACCTTCTACAAACAGTTCACGCAACTCCGCTAGAGTGCCTTCCACTTTTACCAAGTGGACCACCTCAAGCAACGTTGCCAGTTTGTGTCAAGACAAGTGCCATGTAATCCTTAGCAGATGGTTTGACAATCTTACCTTTGATTCTTAGAGTGTAGTTTAGTGACTGAGTACCTGCTTGTGATTTTGTTAGGTGTCTGCAAAAGATTGTTTTGTTAACAATTAGAGGAGTTAGGTCACTAAAAGATTCTTGATGCCACATACCATACTCACCTGCTGCGTTACCCTGATAAGACATACGTGAAACATACAAGCTTGTTCTGTCAGAGTGACTGACAAACGAGCTTATGTTAGAGTCAGCTAGCTGAAATCTAGTTTCTGCGGTATCGGGCATTGGTTGCCCTACATCTAAAACAATGTCAACAGCATCTACCTCGAATGCTTCGTTATCAGCAATGTCGACATAATCGGTCATGTCTAATGATGTGTTCGTTTCGGTGTTACTTGTGCCGAGAAGTACAAAAATCTCGAATTCATTGGTTTTTGCCATAAAGGGATGTCCCATAATACAGACTATAAACTATACCAATTCTAAGACTTGAACAGGTGGGCTAACGCAAAGGCCATATCTGCCACGCAGTTGGCCTAATTCTAGGGACTTACATACAATAGATATATATCTATGAACCTTCTAGGACTAGATATGGGAGACAAAATCGACACCATAGTAGAACACGCAGCAAAATATGGAGAATTAATGGAATGGTTACATACTAACCATAATGATATATTACTTCAATACTTAAAGGAGGAAGAAGAATGAAATGCGAAAAATGTGGAGCACAAATGGTCACACCTATTGGACCATATTATTTGTTGTCTTGGATATGTTTACAGTGTAAAGAGGAGGTAGAAGAATGAAAGATTTTGATTTTATTAGATGGATGATTGAACTTTGTGAAAATGGAGATATTGATTTTGCAATATCTGAAATGAAAACATGGATAGGTGAAGAAGAATGAAAACTCACGGAGATTTTGTTAGATATTTGAAAGCTAACAATCCTGAGCTATTAGCTGCTTGGGAACAAGCTCTCAAGGAATTTTATTTTGAGGAGGTGGAACAATGAAAAAACAGCACCTCTTTACATTAGATATCAATTTAGTAAAACGCTTGCATAAGCAAGTTGGTCGCGGATGGCGTTCTAATTATGTTGAACGTGCTATCAGGAAGGCATTAGATGGCGAAAGTGAATTTAGTTTAGAAGATATTGACACTTTGGATTTACTTGCAGAGTTAACTTATCGTAGAGAATTACCTGAATGGTTTAGAAATCAAATTAGATTAGCTAGAAGAGAAATAGACCCGGAGATGATAACATGAAGTGTTTTGAGTGTGGTTCTAAGTGTATTACAAAATATCATCATAGAAACAATGACATTGTTGACCGAGTAATAGCAGTAAACAAAGTATGTTTGAACTGTGGATGGGAATCATACCCTACTAGATTACCTGACAAAATTAACCCAGTAAACTAGTAACATAACCTAACGTTGTTTTACTAGCAGCTGCCAAACCACCTGTTGAAGCTGTATAGCCTATTTTGACTATACCCATTCCTAAGTCTATGTAATACTCTTCTTTAGTATCAGACCTATATGCAGGGATTATATTTGGTTTAAGCTCTGCATCTGCTTGGGGTTGAGGAGCTGAACCAATTAATGTATAACCTAGAGCTGTATATTCAGAGGTCGTTAATACACGTTGTTCTGTAGGAAATACAAACATCATGCAGTTGGACCATCCTCAGGTATACTATTCATAGCGTTAGCTAATCGTGTTAGGTATTGTCCTTCAGAATAGTTAGGGTCTTTACAGAGGAATGACACACTAACTGGAGGAGCTGTTAAAGTTGTAAAACCACCAAAGCCTACGTTAGTAAAAATGCTAGAATCAGCTTCAAAAGTTTGTAATTTACTAAATAATACTCTGTAGCAATACAAATTTGGACCTGTAATAGCAGATAATGAACCCCAAGTGTTTAGCTCTAACAATGTTGGAGCTCCAAAAATACTAGCTAGAGTAGATTGCGCAGGATTAGATACTAATTCACCATTGGA